AAGATCTGCGCAACGCCGTTGTTGGCCCGGCCCAGGCGCTCGCGAAAGTACACATACCCCTGCGCGCCCACCGCCCCGGCGTCCACGAAGGTCACCGCCGTCGTGCCCACCGTCGTGACCGTGGCCGACAGGTAGTAGCTGCGCTGCGCCTGCGTGGCGCCCGACTGCACGTAGACCGAGATCGCCAGCAACACGCCGGCCACCACCGTCATCTCGGCCGCGGTGTCGAAGTCCGTGGCGCGCGTCAGCACCCACGGCGCGCCGGCGCTGCCGGCCGTGGTCAGCACGTAGATGCCGTTCTCGAGCCCGGACGCCTGGTTCTTCACCAGCACCCGCGAGCCGAGCGGGATCGCCACGCCGTCCTGGTCCGGGAACGCGCCGTTGGCCGTGGCCGTGAGCGTCGCGCCCACGCCCGCCGTGCCGTTGGCGTAGGTCGCCGCAGGCAGCGCCGCCGTGGTCGCCGCCAGCACCCGGCCCATGTACGACGTCTGCGAGGCGATCGTGCCGCCCGGGCCCGCCGTGACCGTGATCTGCGTGGGCGACGGCACGGTGGCCACCACCAGCGCCGGGAAGTTGACCCGCGAGTCCAGCGCGCTGCGCACGCCGATGCTCTTGCCGACCGACAGCCCGTGGTTGTTGACCGTGTTGATCGTCAGCGTCGTGGTCGCCTGAGAGAACGACGCGATCTCGAGGTCGGGGATGTCCGGCAGCGGCAGGCGCGTGTCGACCAGTTCGACCGAGAACTCCTGGCCCAGCGTGCGCTGCGACATCGACAGCCCAAGCGCGATGTCCACCGGCATCGCGAACGACGCGATGGTCTCGAGCGCGCTCTCCGTGGCCGCCGCCAGCGGGTTCTTGCTGAACACCAGGTAGCTCGCCCCTACGGCGTTGCCGTCCACGTAGATCAGATCACCTGTGCCCTTGACCTCGGTCCAGTTGACCCCCGGCGTGTAGCTCTCGAACGCCTCCCGGAACTTGGTCGTGATGTTGCCCGGCACCACGCTCATGCCGCCCGCGCGGCCCTCGACCTTGCGCCAGTCGGCCGCTTCAACGTCCCAGTAGAAGTTCAGATCGTTGCTCATCCCCTAGTCCTCTTCGCCCCTCTGGGCATACGCCACCCGCGAGTCGATCTCCGCGCGCAGGAAGTCGCGCTTGAGCGCCTCGATGGCACCCAACAGCGCGAACCGGTTGCTGCGCGACCCGTTCATGTCCAACGTGTACAAGTCGCCGATCTCCTGATCGTCGAGCTCGGCGATCACCACCAGCGACACCACCCGGCCGGCCGCGATGTCGGCGAGCACCGGCAGGAACTCCTCCGGCAACGCCGCCAGCCGGTCCCCGAGCAGCCGCTGCAGCCGCTCGTCCATCAGTACCCCACCACCGGGTCGAACACCCCGAAGGACACCACCGGCACCGACCCGCGCACCGCCTGGCGCGTGTGCGCCTCCTCGGAGGTGCGCGCATGCCGGCGCATCATCATCGCGTAGCGCGTCGCCGCCATCAGGTCGTCGCCCTTGGCCACGATCAGCCCGTCCTTGCGGTGGTACAGCCGGAACTCCTCGAACCAGTCGGCCAGGTGCGAGAACACCTTCAACCTCATCGTCTGCATCCGCGTCAGCATCTCGGCCACGCCGGCCTCGAGCCCGTTGCTGCCGTCCGGGAACGTCGCCCGGTCGCTCAGCATCGCCATCCCCTGCGCCTTGTACTGCGCCGCCAACTGCTGGCCCGACCCCTTGTCGCGCTGCAGCCCATCGTGCGGCCACGCGACTGGCACCCAGTCGCCGCGCGCCCGGATCGCCGCAGCGTGGATCGCGATCGACGCATCCTTCACCCGGTACGCGTCGGTCACGTACAGCACGTCGGCGTCCCGGTCCCAGGCCATCCAGACCGCCGCCGTCGGGTGGTCGATGCCGAAGTCCAACCCGACGATGCGCGACCAGTGGCTGGGCACCTGGAACGCCGGCACCTTGATGCCCTCCTCGCTCACCGGGAACACCCGGCCCGAGCCGAGGATCGGGATGCCCTTGGCACGCGCCTCGCGCTCGTGCTCCGGGTAGCTCGCCACGATCGCGGCGCGCTGCTCCGGCGTGTAGTGCTCGGCGTCCTCGATCGTCATCGACGTGACGCTCGAGCCGGCCGGCTTCTCGAGGAGGAACCGCTTCACCACCTCGGACATGCCGAGCAGCGGCGTGAACGTCACGAACACCATGCCGGCCGTCGCGTTGGTCCGCGTCAGGCCCTCGGTGTAGATCGGCAGCGGCGGCTCCTCGTCGAACCACACCAAGTCGACCGTGTCGGCCTGCCACTTCGTGCGGCCCTGGTCGTAGGAGAGGAACTGGATCACCGAGTCCTCGCCGCACTCGTGGCGCACCACCACGCTGGCGACTGCGTCCGGCACGCCGGCCTTGGGCGACGTGTCGCGCAGCGCGTCGTGCGGGATGGCGCCGGTGCCCCACTCCTCGCGCAGCTCCGGCGGGCCGAGCAGCAGGCGCTGCACGCCCTTGCGGGTCAGCTCTGCCGACTCCGAGCCGCACATCGCCCGGATCGCGTAGGGGAACCGGCGGCCAGTCCACCAGTCCGGGTAGCGGCCGGTGAGGTGCATCGCCACCTCGTAGGCGCCGGCCAGCGTCTTGCCGAGCTGGTTGCCGGCCATGAACAGCCGCTCGCGGTACTCGGCCCCGTCGCCGTGGAAGTCGCGCTGCCGGGTGTAGGGCCGGTAGGTCGCCAGCCGGTTGCGGCGGGAGCGCAGGTCGCGCTCGCGCAGCAGGTCGTAAAGCTCGCGGCGCTCGTCCTCGCTCAGCGCCGCCAGGTTCACCGGCCGCAAGTTGGCCAGATCGATGCTCACGGTGCCTCTTGCTGACGGGCCGCAGCCTCTTCTTTCCACGCGGCGCGTTCCTCGGCGATCTGCTTGATGCGCATCGCCTCCTTCGTCTGTTCGGGCGTCGCCTTCACGCTGGGGTCGCCGGACAGGATCCGGGCGATGATCGTCTGGCGCTTCTCTAGGTCGGCGTCCTGGTAAGCGGTGCCCTGGAAGAACGCATCCTGTTCGGGCGTGACCTTGATGCGCGGCGAGACTTTGCCCTCGCGCATGTGCAGCCGCAGGGCTTCGTTGAGCGCAACGGCGGCGCGTTCTCCCGGCTTGAGCGTGCTGTACGGATTGAGGATCACCGCGCCGTCTTCCGCGGCCATGCCCGTCACGCGCGGGTTTGCCTTGAAGTAGGCGTCCTCACCTTGGTACAACTGCCGGCGCACGGGGTAGCCGAGGATCGTTGAGCCGTCCATTGCACGTCACGCGCTCGAGGCGCCCTGCGCCGCCTTCGCCAGCAGCAGGCTCAGCCGCCTGTCGAGCTGCTCAGGCGGGAGCTCGTCCTTGAGCACCACCTCGACGGCCTTGAGCTTGGGCTGCACGTACTGCAGCAGCTCGGTGAGCGTGCGCAGCCGGGTCTCGGGGTCGAGCACCGGCACCATCTCCGGCCGGCCGTCGGCGCCCAGCACCACGTGGCCGTCGACCACTCGAGGCATGACCCGCGCCAGCGCCCGGACGATCTCGGTCGCCGGGTCGAGCCCCTCGGCGATGCAGGCGTCGGCCACGGCGCGCAGGTTGAGACCCGGGTTGCGGAACTTGTTGGCGCCGCTGGCGCGGCTCGGGTAGGTGCCTGGCGCCGGGCCGCCGGCCTGCAGATCCGCCGCGGAGGCGAGCCTGGGCGGCGCGCCGGCCAGTTCGGCCAGGCGCGTCATGTCCCTGCGGCCCCGCCCTCGCTTGGACATCGCCCGCCTCGCCTTAGATCTTGCCAGGGATCAGCCCGCCGCCGAAGCCGGGCGGCTGGCTCTTCATGCCGCCCTTGTACGGCGACTGCGTCTCGTTCGTGCCGGGCAGCGGCACGCTGACCTTCGCCGGCAGCTCGCCGGCGCCCTGGGTGGCGTTGCCGCCCTTGGGCATCGCCCCGGGCATCCCCGCGGGCCTGTCGAGGGCGCTCGCGGCCCGCATCGTGTTCCGGCTCGCCGGCCGTCCGTAGTCCTGCATCGCCTGCTCCTGCGCGCCTGGATGGCGCCAAAATCGACTCGGGTGCCTGTACTAGGACTCGCATCGCTGCGCGCTTCGCGTTGCGGATCAAGCACTTACCGCAACGCGGCGCGCCGCTTGTGCAACAAACCGCCGCACAACCCGCTCGGCCGGCCTCGCCGGACCGCCGCAGCGCCCGGTGGCGATCGCCTCGCGCAGCCCGCCTCGAGCACGGCGCCGCGGCGCCTGGCCGGCGGATCGCGAGCCCCAGAAATGGCGAGGGCCCGCAAAAGCGAGCCCCCTTACCCTATGCGCGGCGCGCGCGACCCACAGCAGCGCCCCGCGCCAAGAGTCGGACCACGGCGTTCGCAACGCAACCGCGTTGCAAAAG